AAAAATGATATGAAAAAAGAATTATTGGATAATGATGAGATAAATGATTTAACAGTCGCCGAAATATTTGAAAGTCGATTTGAATTATTTATAGTAAAGTATTTCAATATTAGTGATGATATTAGTGAATCTTGGAATAAAGATAGCTATTTGGATGAGGATAAATTACTATACTCGGATGATGATTCATATCAATTAAATTCTGAATTAATTGATGGATACAAAGACAAAATAATCATATGTTTTAAAATCATTGAACATATAAAATTAGCTATTTCTCAAAAAGAAGGATTATACGTCAAACAAAAAATTGAAATAAATGAACTGACCAAAACCATTTCAGAGACTAAAGAAGTGTATGATAATATGGTGTCCAATTACATTTCTATCCTCGGGATATTTGCTGCTATCTTAATGACAGCTTTTGGTGGAATCCAAGTATTTACAGGACTTTTTAATAATAATAAATTCAATTTAATTGACAGTATATTTCTATCAAGTTTTGGTTTCATGGGAGTGATTTTACTTATTTTTATGCTTGTAAATTCGATAGCTAAATTGACAGGAAAAAATTTAAGTAGTAGTCATGCGGATGACCGATGGTATTTCAGGCATCCAACTTTAATTAATAGTTTCATTATTCTTAGTTCTATTATTTTCTTTTTAACGTTTTGGAAAGTCATTAAAAATATAAATCAGTTAAACTTATCCTACTTTTGGTTGTTAATTCCACTTTTTTATACCATTGTGATGTTTATAATCTTCAATCGTAAGAGTAAAAATAAAAGTAGGTAAACGTGAAAGGATCAATTAAAATGATTCCTATCTCCTAATATATATAATAAAGTTATGAGTGTATTTGAGGTTAACTGTTACTGACGGTTGCCTATTCACCACCACACCCCATCGGTGTGGTATTTTTTTATGGAAACACCCCGCCTGCAATAGGTGGGGTGATACCGTTTTTGATACCATTTTAGTTTAAAACAGAAAAATACAGAAAATCTAACTTCCTGAAAACCTCATTAAATCAACGTTTTTGATTTTAAAAAATGTCAAAAAAACACAATTTAAATCGAGATGGAAGGTAGTATAGGCTAGTTGTAACTACTGATGTTATGCGATTTTCATGTTTTAAACATGGGTACTGATACCGTTTTGATACCATTTACTCGTCAAAAATGGCTATGGCATCATGTTTTTTCTGAGTATATAAATGACTATACGTACCCATTGTTTCGGTTATTTGAGCATGACGCATTAATGATTGTAGTACGAATATATCTACACCGTTATTTGCTAGGTAAGATGCATATGAATGTCTTAGGGCATGTATGCTATAATTAGGAAAAGCCTTGTTAAATTTTTTATGAACATGGCTATAATGTTTAGGGGCAAGTCCGCCAAATATAAAATAGTTTTGTTCATCAAAATATTTGTTCATCTGTTTTTCACGTTGGTAGCGTTCAGATAACATTTCATTGATAAATTTAGGTAAAGGTACTATATCTTCAGAACTATCTGTTTTAGGCCGAGGGTATATTGACCGATTAGAGATGTCCATCGTTTTATTGATGGATATTTCTTTTTTATATTTATTGTAGTCTGTCCAAACTAAAGCCATCGCTTCGCCGACTCTTAAACCTGTATAAAACATCAAAGTAAATAGTTCCCGATAATCTTGTTCTTCTACTTCTTTTATACGATCTTCAAATTCTTCTCTCATCATAAAGTTTGGTTTAGGCTTAGTACGTGGAATAGGTTTAATTGATATAGTTGGGTCGACGCGCAATCCAAAATACTTTTTAGCATAATTGATAACCACTTTAAACCCTGACCAAATTGTACGCGCACTGTTAAAAGAATTGATATTATCCATAAGATACTTTCTGAACTCTTGGCATTGTTGCTGAGTAATTTTGTTCATCTTGATGTGCCCAAACTTCGGTTTTATATGCAGTTTGTATTCATTCTCTTTCCGTTTTCTAGTTTTAGGCCGCAGGTCACTATTGTCTAAATAATGATAAAATGTATATTCATATGTGTTCGAATCACTATAGCCTTCGTTGACTTCTGTTAAAAATTCAGCTTCTGCGCTTTTAGCCTCACGTTTAGTCTTAAATCCTCGTTTTAATTTCCTTTTGTTATTGCCGTAAATATCTTTGTATCTAACAGTAAAGTACCATTTATCGCTTTTGTCGTCTTTGTACACCGGCATTTCGTCATTCCTCCTCAAAAAAAGTAAAAAAATAATAAGGGTACGTGTGTACCCAAAGTTTTATTTATTTTCGCTAACAACTTTCTTTAATGAATCTTTATATTTATCGAATATTTTCTCGCTTATTTCTCCATTCATTTGTAGTAAAAATTTACCATCGTCACTTTTGTATGTGTGTGAATATAAAAGTGCTGACCCTTTACCAGCGTCATCATAATATTTTTTCGTTTGATCCAAATCTTTTTCTTTTTCAAATTTCATCAAACGACCATTCTTATACTCTCCGTTTGCATCTTTTTCGATTCCGAATATTACGCCTTTATCAGCTGTCATCGGCGCAAGACCGTAATCATCTTTAGTCATTTCTTTTTCATCATTAACTTGTAAACCTTCATCTTTAAATTTTTGTGTTATGTCTTTGAGTTCGACCTTGCTGCCACCACCGCATGCTGATAAAACCAATAAACTAGCGAACAATAAAACCATTAATCTTTTCATATTTTACACTCCTTAAAAATTGTTTTTATATAAAGCGTCACAAGGACGCTCGATATTGGATTCATCTATTTCTTTTTTAGTAATAGGTAGATTGTTTTTAACTCTATATACTAATTGTTCTAATGTATAGATAGGAACCAACTCAGTTCCATCATCTTCTAAACGTTGCACTTCAGTCATGTGTATTCCTCCTACAATATAACTTTTCCTGCTACTTTAATATCGTGACTACTATCAAAATGTAAATCAGGATATTTTGAGTTTAACGAAACTAAGCGTATACCTTTATCGCTAATAAACACCTTTTTCAAATAAGCTTCACCATCAATGACAAAAATGCCGATTTGTCCGCTGTTGATTTGCTTAGTTTTGTCGATAAAAATAATCTCTTTATCCTCAAACATAGGTTCCATAGAGTCACCATTTACTTGCAATGCAAAGTCGTGGTTAGGTATGTGTCCGTTGTATTGCGTCGTGAACTCTACACCGTCTATTAACGTTTCTCCAGTACCTGCCGAAGCATAGCCGTATACAGCGACCTCTTCGGATATTACATTGTGTGAATTTATATGTAAGACTTTGTTGTTTTGTTCATTTAATTGTTCATTAGCAAAGTCTAGTACACGTTTTTGACGAGGAGGTGTGAGTTTGTCGTATATTGAAGTGATTGAGTTTTCATCTTTATATGTAGTACTTGCTTCACTATACAAATCATTAATCTTTACGTTGAAGTACTCAGCTAAAACTTTGGCTGTTGATAATCGAGGTTCTTCCTTTTCATTTTCCCATTTTGAAATCTTACCTTTCGTCAGTTTCATTAGGTCAGGATATTTATTATTAAGGTCAGTTGCTAATTGTTCCATAGTCATATTTTTATTTTTTCTTAAATTCTTTAAACCTTCACCAATGCCCATATGAAGACCTCCTTATATAAGATAAGTTCATTATAAGAGTTTCGAAAACGAAACGCAAGAAAAAAATTCTATAAAAGTTGTTGACATCGAAACTTTTATAATGTATTCTTAAATCAAGTTGTTACAAACGAAACAAAAAGGAGGGGGTTAAATGGCAACGAGCGCGGCAGATAAACCATACTTAAAAATAAAAAGCTTGATTGCACTTAAAGGCACTAACCAGAAAGAAGTTGCTAAGGCGATTGGAATGAGTAGAAGTTTATTGAGTATAAAGATAAATCGAATTAATGGTAGAGATTTTACAACTTCAGAAGCTAAAAAATTAGCAGACCATTTAAATGTTAAAGTTGATGATTTTTTTTAAATTTTAAGTTTCGAAAATGACAACTATAAAAATAAGGAGGATACCATGGAACAAACTGCTAACTATAGAATTTACGTAGAAGAAAATGAATGCAATGGATACGTAATATATGCAAACAGTATGAGCGAAGTTTACGAATTAATAAAAAAAGTAGATAGATTTACAGAAATTAAAATAAGCCCCTCAGAAAAGAAGGGCGTGAAATAAAAACTAGAGATAATCTTTCAAATGCTTAGAATCGCATATGACATTGCTCCATGCAGCTTCACCAGTCAACTTAGCTACAAACAGGCTGTCATCATTATCAACAAATAGTTTCAGTTCGTCTCTAATTTCTTTCGCACTGAATACTGAGTTAACAAACCAAACAGATTTATTGATTCCTTCAGCATTAGGATAATCCTTTATTCTACTTATCAATTTAGGGTAATCCTTATGGTCATTCAAGTCATACGAAATGATATAGCTATTCATTGTTATTCACCTCCTTAGGTTGATAACAACATTATACACGAAAAGAGGACAACGAAATGCAGGAACAAAACAAAAAAGTCATCTATTACTACTATGACGAAGAAGGTAATAGACGACTTTGGAGCGTAAACAACTTAAACGAATCTGTTGTAAGTGGATACAAAGCTAGAATTGAATTTTTCAAAAAGAAAAATCCTGATGTAGATAATCTATTCATTCAAATAGATGGTGTTGAATTTAAATTACTGTAAGGAGGATTAACATGTTTTCTTTAATCGTAAGCATTTTAGCAATAATTCTATCAATTATCACAATAGCAATTAATTCAAATGATAAGTAATCAAGGAGGGACAATTATGGAAAAGAAAAAGATAGATTTGAGGTCTCTAACTAAAGATGAATTTGAAGGTATTCGTATTCCAGTATTATTTTTAAAAATTCAACTTTTTTTCGTTGAAAACGATATAAGCGAAGAGGACTGCAAGGTACTAGCTCGCATGCTCAACGCTTATTACGAAGATTAAATTCTTAAATCATTTCTGATTTTAAGACCGTTAGATTTTTGTCCAGATTTTTTCTTCTTTTGTTCATCGACAATAGTTTGATTGTATTCAACTGCTCGCTCAAAAGCTTTTATATACAAATCAAAATAGTGTTCAACAGAAGAATCTGCGTTTTCTGCTTTTGAAACATTTGGGTTAGAAACAAAAGCGGATGCAAACTTATCTGGATCAATAAACTGTTTCATTATGTAACACCCCCAATCTAACGCTATTGCGTTAGGTACATTATACACAACATTTTAAAAGGAAGGAGCATATTAAAAATGCAAAATTTACAAACATTCAACTTTGAAGATTTACCAGTAAGAACTTTAACGGTAGATGACGAACCGTATTTTGTAGGAAATGATGTAGCGCAGATTTTAGGATATGAAGATTATCGAGGAGCAATCAATAAAAAGGTTGATTCTGAAGATAAGCTACGTAGCCAAATTGACCACGCAGGTCAAAAGAGAAGTGTAACACTGATAAACGAATCAGGATTATACAGTTTAATATTCTCATCGAAATTAGATTCGGCTAAACGATTTAAACGTTGGGTAACTTCGGAGGTTTTGCCGACAATCAGAAAAACAGGAACTTATCAAGTACCAAGTGACCCAATGCAGGCATTGGAATTAATGTTTGAAGCTACCAAGCAAACTAAAGAAGAAATTGAAAGCGTAAAAGCGGATGTTATTGATTTAAAGGATAATCAAAAGCTTGATGCAGGCGAATATGGTTTGGTTACTAAAACTATACATCAACGTGTTGCTTACATTAGACAAATTCACGGATTACCCAATACAAAAGAGGTTAACAAGCCACTTTACAAAAATATTAACAACGATGTTAATACAATGGCCGGAATTAAAACGAGAACGCAGTTAAGACAGAAACATTTTAACGATGTAATGGAAATCATTACAAATTGGTTTCCATCACAATCAACAATGTACGTAATTAGACAACTTGAAATGGACTTTGAGGAGGGGGGCAAATGAAAAAGCAATTTTTGACCATAAAGGAATTACAGGTTCTAACTGGTGTGTCGAAAAGTAAGGCTACATCTATCACTAGAGCTTTAAATGAAGAAATGGAAGAAGAGGGATTTGTTGCTATTAGAGGTAAAATTCCAATTCAATTAGCACGCGAAAAATTTCCGTATAACGATTTGTCAGATGAAGCTGTTAAAGAATTGGAGGAACAAGCATGCAATATTTGATCGCATGGTTCAACACCGTATCAGTCGCTATTGTATTGACAACTGTCTTAGCATTCAGTGGCGTATACTTCACCACACTGCTATTCATAGTAATTTTAGCAGAAGCGGTGACGTATAACTTAACTAAGTATGTGTACGGCACATTAAAAAAGACTGAGTGCTAGCTGCAACTAGCAAACAGTCGAGGTTGAAAAATTTGGAATAAATTTCAACCTAATTATAACAGATTAGGAGGAAGTAGCAATGTATTTCCCGAAAGGCGAAGAATTTTCAGGAATCATCGAAGTAGAAGGCTTCAAATTCCGTAAGCATGTCACAAGACAAGATGATTACATCTTAATCGAAATCGCTGACATGACATACAGAGTCATCGCAGAAACGAAAGTGTCCGATATTTCAGATGTGGACATTGCGCAAGAGGTTATTAGTGCAGCGTTGTATGACTACATTGAGAACGAAACGGACGACTTAGACAAAATTATGGCTCATTTAATTAAAAATTAGGAGGAATCAACATGGAAAACGAAAAAATGTTAATCACATTAGAAAGATACGACCAACTCATCGCAGAAAGAGCGGTTTACAAAAATGAAGCTCAACGTTTAGAAGATGAAAATATCGAGCTTAAAGCTCAAATTAAGGATTTGGAAGAAGAGAATAATAAAATTCCATCGATTCATTTCAACACACCAAAAACTACTGATGAAGAGGAGGTGTTAATCGTTGACGACACTATTTAATTTGACAGACGCGTATCAACAAGTTTATGACCTCATAGCTGAACAAGGTGATGAGACTGTGCTAATCGAGACACTACAAAGCATCAATGACGCTTTAGAGGAGAAAGCGGACGGATATGTAGCTGTAATCAAAACACTGGAAGCTGACAACGTCGCTATTGATGAAGAAATCAAACGCCTACGTCAACGTAAGACATCAAACCAAAACGGAATCAGCAGGCTTAAAGAATCATTGCAGTTCGCAATGGAATCAACAGGCAAAGAGAAGTTCAAAACGGCGCTGAACAGTTACAGTATCGCAAACAATCCGCCGAGCTTAGACGTTGTAGAAGAATCGTTAATACCGACGCGATATTGGGTGTCACAAGCACCGAAGTTGAATAAAAAAGACTTGCTCAAAGACATCAAGAATGGTGCTGACATCAAAGGCGTCGAAGTAAAACAGACTAGAAGTTTGAGGGTGAGATAGATGAGTGAGCTCAATTTATACCAAAAAATAGCAGACGTTAAAGCAAATATTGATGGCTTTACCAAAGATACAAAAGGATACAACTACACTTACGTTAGCGGTTCACAAGTGTTGCACAGAATCAGAAGCAAGATGATTGAGCATAATTTGTTGCTTGTGCCAAAAACCTCAAAAGAGAATTACAAGCAAATTGAAGTCACGAGGTTCAACAAAAAGGCAAATAGAGAGGTAACTGTCACAGAATTCATTGTAGAAATGAAGTTGGAATATACATGGATAAATGGCGATAAGCCAGAAGAACAACTTATAGTACCATTTTATTCCGTTGGCCAACAAGACGATGTATCAAAAGCTCATGGTACAGCTTTGACGTATGCTGAACGTTATTTTCTAATGAAATTCTTCAACATTCCAACTGACGAAGATGACGCAGACGCTAAACAAAAACGTGAACAATATACAAAACCTGATGCTAAAGCTATCGGAACATTGAAAGAAGAAATGTTGAAATTTAGTGAGCTTATGCAGTCGTTAGGTAAGCAAGTGAGTGTTGATGATGTGCAAAGACAATTGGGCATCAATGACATTCAATCTTTAAACAACAGCCAAATTAGCGCATGTATCAAAAAGTTAGACAACTGGACTAAACAAGCAAAGGAGAATGAATAATGCTCAACAGAGTCGTATTGGTAGGTCGATTAACAAAAGACCCGGAATTCAGAACGACGCAATCAGGCGTGGAGGTAGCAACATTTACATTGGCAGTTAACCGCAATTACAAAAATAAAAACGGAGAACAACAAGCAGACTTTATAAACTGTATTGTTTTTCGTAAGCAAGCAGAAAATGTGAACAACTATCTAAATAAAGGAAATCTTGCAGGTGTAGATGGCCGCTTACAATCACGCAGTTACGAAAACCAAGAAGGCCGACGTGTATTTGTTACAGAAGTTGTGTGCGATAGCGTGCAATTTTTAGAGCCTAAAAATAATACTCAATCTAACAACCAACCACAACAACAAAGAGGTCAAGCGCCTGCACAAGATAATCCATTCACTAACGCAAATAATCCTATTGACATCGACGATGAAGATTTACCCTTTTGACAAACCTACTGAAAAACAAATTGAATATGCTCAATATTTGCAGTCGTATATTCAAGATGACACAAGTATAACGCATATGAGCAAAGATGAATTGAGCTCATATATAAAATTCATCAAACCACAAGCAGAAGAAGTAATGGACGAATTGCGTGGTCATGTAGATGACATTTGGTAGGTGATTAGATGCCTTTAATTACAAGCTACATCACTCAAGATGACGGCACAACAACTGTCGTCATCTCGGGTGTTGAATTAGGCGATAAGGAAACGTTGCTACTCGATAACGGGTTCGATGTAGAGGTTGATGTAATTGTCGTAGATCCATTCAAAATCACTGGCAAACAACGTCGTAAGATATTCGCCCTTGTCAAAGATATAGAAGAGCATACAGGGCAGCCTATGGACTATATGAGACATATGTTTATCGAGTATGTAAGAACTTACTATGGCTATGATGAACGTATTTCTCTAAGTAATTGCACAAGAACGCAAGCGAGCCAAATTATCGAAATCACACTTGATTGGACATTTCACAATGACATACCACTTAGCTACAAAACAAGCAATTTATTGAAGCAAGACAAAGCGTTCTTGTACTGGGCGACAGTTAATCGTAACTGCGTGATATGTGGTAAACCACACGCTGAACTAGCGCATTATCAAGCGGTAGGGCGTGGACGAAACAGACACAAAATAGACCATACAGATAATAAGGTACTTGCGTTATGCCATAGACATCATACAGAACAGCACAATATAGGCATGGACAGTTTTAACGACAAATATCACTTGCATGATAGTTGGGTCGATGTTGACGAACGACTTAATAAAATGCTGAAAGGAGGTAAAGCTGATGAATAAATTGTTGATTGATGACTATCCGATACAAGTTTTGCCAAAATTAGCAGAAACGATCGGATTGAATGAAGCAATTATTTTACAACAAATTCATTATTGGTTGAATAATAGCAATCATCAATATGATGACAAGAGATGGATTTACAATTCATATCCGGAATGGCAGAAACAATTCCCTTTTTGGTCATTAATGACTATCAAAAGGTCGATATATAGTCTTGAAAAGCAAGAGTTGTTGATTGTAGGCAATTATAACAAGGCTAAGTTCGATAAAACGAAATGGTATTCGATTAATTACCACACGCTCGAATCAATGATACGACCATCGTATCAAAATGATACGACGAGTGTATCAAAAAGAAACGACGGAACGTATCAAAATGATACGACCAATACCATAGACTACACAGAGACTAACAAACAGAAAGAGACAGACGACGTATCACATATATTCCAATTGATCAGCAAAGAAGTAGAGATGATACAAAATCCACTAAAAGCACAAGAGTTAGAACAAGCGATAGAATCTTTTGAAAGTAACAAAGTGGAGATTGTACAAGTTGCTATTGATTACTGTAAACAGAACAACAAAAGTATTAACTACCTTATCAAAGTTTTGGATAACTGGAGTAAAGAGGGCATTAAAGCGAAAGAAGAAGCAACAAAGAAGATAGAACCTAAAAAAACTAAAAAGACAAATGACTTTTTAGAACAGAAAAGACAAGAGTTATTTGGAGGTTGATTATATGCCTATGACCGAACAAGAGGCTTTTCAACTCATATCTTTAGTGAGTGACAGCTACAATATGGAATTCCATAAATCCAAATATGATGCGTGGACATCAATACTCATTAAAGAAGGCGATTATGAAGCTTCAGTTAAAAAGTTGAAGAATTACATTAAAGAAAGTAAATACAAACCAACGTTAGCTGACGTCTTAGCGATTAAGCCCAAAGAGTTTGTAGCAGAAGAAAAACCGAAAGAAGAAACGCATCAATATAAATTGAAACATGATCCTGAATACGCTGAGGAGTGGCGAAAAGTTAAAGAGCGTGGCTTTCAATTGTTACAGGAGTTGAAAGCTGATGATTGATAGATTGAGCACCGAAGAAGCAATTCTCGCTAATTTGATGAAAAACCCTGACTTGTTCCCCAAATTCAAGTTAAGAACCGATATGTTTGTCGACGAGGATATACGTAAGATTATCGATTATATAAAAGATGTCGGTGTAGTAAATCCGAATGAGATTTATTTTAAGTGCCGTGATGATAAAGATTTTGTAGACGTTAAACGATTCACACAGATAAGTAAGTCAAACGGGACTGACCGCATGTTTTTTATGGACGACCAAATCAATTTGTTAGACGACTACATTACACGTAAGGCGATTGAAGGTTCGCAAAACTTTTTAAGCAATCCTAGCAAAAAGGACTTTGTCTATTTACTCGATGAGTTAAACAGTCTTAAAGACATCACAATCGAAAAAAGCAACAAGACAGATGAATTTTTGTCGCAAGTGATGGAAAGTGTTCTGAGTGACGAACCACCACAAACTATACACACCGGCTTTGGTAAATTAGATGGATTGATACACGGATTCGAGCGAGGCCAATTAAACGTCATCGCAGCACGTCCATCGATGGGAAAAACCGGACTTGCACTTAATACGATGTGGAACATTGCGAAACGGGGCTATGAAGTATCATTTTTCAGTTTAGAAACAACAGGCGACATAGTTATTAAACGTATGATAGCGATGATTGAAGCTATTTCATTATCGGATATTAAACGCCCTTTTGAGTTAGGGACTGAAAAGACCTCTAAAGTTATGGAAGGGATCAACAAGATTAAACAACACAAGATAAACATATACGACGAAAGTCACTTAACACCATCGAGAATAAGAGAACAAGCAGCTAAACCATCAGACAAACCGCAAGTCATATTTATCGACTATTTGCAGTTAATGGAATCAGACGCACCAACAAACGATAGACGTGTTGATGTAGAGAAGATAAGCCGTGACCTAAAAATTATCGCAAACGAAACAGGTTGTATCATCGTGTTGCTATCACAATTGAATCGTGGTGTAGAATCTCGGAACGACAAACGTCCGATGATGAGCGATTTAAAAGAGTCTGGCGGAATAGAAGCAGACGCAAGCATGATATTCATGCTGTATCGCGATGATTATTACAACAGAGATGAAGCACAGCAAGAATCATCTGACATGTCTGAATTAGAAGTTATAGTATCGAAAAATAAAGATGGTGCAACAGGTACGGTTAAGTTTCAGTATTACAAAGCAACGCAGAGGTTTTTCACATGACCGTGCTAGAAATGAAAGAATTTTTAGGAGACCTCTACAGAAGCACATACAAAGGCGACACGCTCATTCAAATCAATTTGGTACAAATGGGTTGGGCGATTGAGAGGTTGCTTGTGAACGAGCGTATAAACCCGTTTGACGACTATGACGAAGTAAGTCGATTAATATACGACGAAATCGACTTTAAACAAAGGAGTAAACATGAAAAAACGAATTGAAATATTTTACTTAGAAAACGACAAGAATCTTGGTAACCCTAAAGGGTCATCAAGACCGAGATTCAGCGGAGGCGGGCATACTTACATGCCTGCACCGTATGTAAAGCATAAAAAGTTTGTAGCGGAACAGTTACCGGATTTGATGATTGATAAACCAATACGGCTCACGATTGAGTTTTACTTCAAGCCTAGTAAGTCGTGGCCGAAACACAAGAAGGAATCGCATATTGGACAGCCGCATAGTATTAAACCTGACATTGACAACTTATTAAAAACAATACTTGATGCAGGCAATAACAAGCTGTGGACGGACGATGTATTGATATCAGAAATCAGAACATTCAAAAAATGGAGTGAAACAGCACGGACGGTGCTGATTATCGAGGAGCTGAACGACGATGAATAAGATGTATAACTTATACAACAGCAACAAAGAACCAGTTGTAGTAGTTAGTCGGAATATTGACGGACAATATCACATCAAAGGATTAGACAACACACAACTAGCGCACATCAATCGTACTGTTGACGATATAGATGACTTCAAAAGTACATTCAATCTTTTGAGTTTTGAAGAATTAGGGCAGTTAGATTTGATGGAATTACTGGATTTTTAGGAGTGGAATAATGGCACAAAAATTAGAGATTTTTACAAAAGAACAAGAAGAAATGATGGAACAAAACGGCATACCTAGAGCGATAGCAAGAAGTCGTGTGAGAAGAATGGGGTGGAGTCCTGAAGAAGCTGTCACTACACCTATCCGAGAAAAGCTTGTGAGTTATACGGATTTCCCAAAACCACCTACTCCTCCGAAAGTGGCTTATATGCGCTTTATGGATAGTCGTAAAGACAAGTCGCATTTAGTTAAGTACCCGCAGTCAGTAGAACCTAGCGATTTCTATAAATATTTGAAAAGACAGGTGTTGTGGTCATGACGTGGAAAGATATCGATTTTATCGGACTAACAAAATCACAAAAAGCAAAAATGATACACAAAGGTATTACGCCTAGCATCGCGCTGAGTAGATATAAAAACTACTGGAGTATCGACGAGATTGTAAATACGAAGCCTTACATGAAAAGGAGACGCAAATAATGAAAATCAAAGACTTGAAAATTGGTGATAAAGTGAGTGTCGAAGTTGGTTCACAACAATTCAAAGATACAGATGATGAGAAGTGGGTTTACGAAACTATTTTCGGAACAGCTGAAGTGACAAAAGTAAATGAAACGTATGAATATGCGAATGTTATTTTTGAAAATGGAACTTATGGTGAAATCAACGCAGATGTGGAGTGGTATCCGATTCCGAGTAATACAAAAATTGCAACACATGAAACATCAGAGATAAATAAACCTCATCACTATATGTTTGAAGATGGTACTGAGGCTATCAAGATTATCAATATGATTGTGAAAAGATATAAGCAGTCAATTGTCGCAGCACAAATCTATAACGCAATCAAATACATCGTTAGAGCGCCTTTTAAAAATGGGGTTAAAGATTTGAAGAAAGCAAAAGAAAGTATAAATTTTGCCATTAAATTTTGGGATGACAAAGAAATGGAGTATGAAAATGACAGATAAGTCACAAGCAAAATCTTACCTAAAACAACACTTTGGTACAAAGCGTTATTTATATCAAGACGGGCGTAAAGTAGCGCACATGCACATTGTAAATGGATTGTATTTGCTGCATGGCCATTTCAAAACTAAATTCACAAGATTGAAATTAGAGTTTGATAATAAGTAAGAATTTTATGACTATCTTAAAAAACACGAATTGCATTTTGAAGAATCTAAACAGTTAAGTTTTTTTGAGGTGTGATAAATGATTTTATCTAACAGTGTAAGACAACGCTATCGCACTGATACAGTAGGCAAAACGCCGACAGAATTACAAAAGGAATTACGCAAACGTGGTGTACGTGGGTTTGTGGTTAACGTCAGTCATAACCGTGTAACGATGTTAGTCGATAGACGTGATGTTAAAACGAATAAGGAGTGTATGAGATGTCTAACGAGTACAGAGACGCGCAAATAGTAAAGCATGCACTGCAATATTATATAAACCGTCCGAATGCTAGTGAACTAGATTTGAAACGTGAGCAAAAAGTTTTGGATAAGGTAACTAATCAAGTAAAGGATATGCAAGAAAATTGGGATATAAAAAACAAGGAGGAACGATGATGATTAAAATCTATAAAAATGAGAATGACGAATTGGAATGTCACGTAAATTATGCAGGATATGACTTTAAATTTCAATGTATTAAAGACAATTATGGTGCTATTTTCGAGGGAAGTAATTCAACAGAGTATCGAGAATTTGAAAGTTATATCGACGTCGATAATGAAGTGTTAAGAAATTTACAAGATGTTATGTACAACATTGCTTCGGTATACAACTGGAGAGAAAGCTTTGGGGAGGAACGATGATGAAAATTAAAGTTAAGAAGGAAATGAACCTACATCAGTTAATTCAATGGGCTCGAGAGAATAATGTGAAAGGTGAAACTTTCACATCAAATTATGGAAGGGATGTGAAGTTTTATAGCGACGTCTCGTTCAACACCATGGAACCCATCTATCATTGGGACACTTTCACCGTCGAAGCAGAAGAAGAAATCACGGAGAGAACGGTTATTCCTTTGTTAGTAGAAACATATTTAAGTTCAAAAGGAGAGCCTTCTTGTTATTCCTACAGAAACAAAAGCATAAATTATATTTTAGAGAACAATAAGTATTATAACAACATGCCACCTAAGCATATCTACAACCTTAACGACGACATGACTATGACACTAATTTGGAAAGACGGGGAGATGGTGGAGTAATGGAACACGATTCGAAAGAATACTACGAAAATCAAAGTGAATACTGGTTCAATGAAGCGAGTAAGTTTGTAAAGCAACGCGACATACTTATTGATGATAACGCTAAGTTACGTAAAGAGCGTGCTAAGTTACAGCGCAAATTAGACGATGTAGTTAGTATGGTCAACGCTTATATAACGGCTGAAAGAGCTTATTCGGGCGAGAGTGCCTATAATTTGTTAGAAAACGAGTTAAACAGGATTTTGGAGGACGAGTAAATGTCAGAACAAACAATAACTATTATCAAGAAATCATGTGACGTTTGTGGTTATGAAATCACAATTGACAATGAAGATGATGAAAGAATTAAAAAATTTAGAATGCCCGTTTCATTTACAACTGATCAAACAGAAGGGCTTCCGTGCAAACCGTACATTTCCTACGAAACTATAGATTTGTGTGAGGAATGCTCAGCAAAAGCTGTAACACTTTTAGGTATGGGAGCACAAGGTTACAACTCATATAGATTTAAAAAATAGAACGATAAGAGGGGGAAAAAGATGAAAATCGAAAACATAAAATTGGTAGTGGCAAGCATATCGAAAGACATTTACATGGCAAAGATCAATAAAGATTCAATGATGGATATTGATAACAGACGTGTAGCCACTGAAGAAGTATTACGCGCAGCAGCAGAGTGGTTTATAGCGAATCAAAAAACCTTGTGTAAATTTAACGGATACGGAACATTGGCGTGGATACCGGATAACAGATATACAACAGAGGAAATTAAAACACATTTAAATAAATTACAGGAGGACGAGTGAATGAAAACATTAAAACTATCTTTAAAGGTTGGAGCAATTAGAGTAGCGATATACGCATTTAGACAACTATATTTGGCAAACGTAACGCTCAAAGCACAGCATGATACAGTACCTAAACAAGAGCGTGCGTTAATCGATGCTGCTAGAGCTATAGGATTATCTGAAATTGATATAGGCCGCCTTTTAGTTAAAATTAATCAAATTATGGAGGACTCAAACAATGAATGATCAATTAACAGTAGATCAATTACAAGAGTTACTACAAATACAAAAGGAATTTGACGATAGAATACCGACGCTTAATTTAGAAGATAGCGAAGTTGCATATGTAGTTGAGTTCTTTGAATGGTTCAACACATTGGAAACGTTTAAAAACTGGAAGAAGAAACCAGGTAAACCGTTAGAGGTTCAGTTAGATGAGTTGGCAGATATGTTGGCATTCAGTTTGAGTATTACAAATCAGATGGGTGGTGCGAAGGAGAGGCATTTAGTTTTTTCTATATTTGGTGACCTTGATGAATATGATTATGATAACTTGCTTGGAATTTTAAATCATTCGTTGATGTATGAAAAAACCGTTGGACTCACAATCGAACTAGCAAAACGATACTACACTATCGACGACCTTATTGCAGCATACAAAAAGAAAATGGAGCGTAACCATGCGAGACAAGACGGAACGACAGACAAAGACAAAGGATACGTGTAAGGACATACTAACTAAAGTGAAAGAGGTGCTGAGTAAGTGAAAAGTATCTTAGACGCTTGTTGTGGCAGCCGTATGTTTTGGTTCGATAAAAGTAATCAAGATGTGGTCTTTATGGATAAACGTCAATTACAAACTAATTTGTGTGACGGTCGAAAATTAGAAGTTAATCCTGACATAGTGGCCGACTTTAGAAATATGCCATTTGATGATGAAAGTTTTTATATGGTCGTGTTTGATCCACCGCATTTGATAAGGGGTGGCGATAAAAGTTGGTTAGTACAAAAATATGGTCGGCTTAATGAAACGTGGCCAGAAGATTTAAAACAAGGTTTTGAAGAGTGCATGCGTGTTTTGAAAACGAACGGGACATTAATTTTTAAATGGAACGAAGAACAAATAAAATTGTCAGAAGTTTTAAAGTGTTTCAGTCAAAAGCCGCTGTTAGGTAACAAACGAAGTAAGACACATTGGTTAGTTTTTATGAAAGGAGCAGACGAATGACTCAATACCTAATCACCACATTCACAGATTCAACAGGTCAAACATTCACAGAAGCAACAAAAGCGCGGGAGAATCAAACGTTTGCTGTTGTGGAAGCAGATAGTAAGGAAGAAGCGTTGAGTAAATATAAAAAAGAAGTATTTATTAATAGTTTCCGCTTAGCTAACAAAGGTGTCAGGGACTTTCGAAATAAATTTGGGGGGACGAATAAATGAAATACATCATCACAACAGCAATGATTTTATATATCGCATATCAATACTACATCAAACGTACTGCTAACGATGAGGTAGACGCATTTAATGAATATGATCATATTGATTTAAATAACGTAAGAGCGGAGGTGAGTGAGTGATGGTGTGGTTGGTTATTATGCTTATCTTTGTATCGCTCTTACTCGTTGGTAGCATGATCGAGAACGCTAATTTGAAAGGTGATTTGAAAGCTAAAGGGTATGAGGTTGAATTGTTGCGTGACAGAATCAAGGAGCGTGAGTAAATGATTGAATTGATTGAGATGTATAGAACTAATAAATTAGAAATAGAAAGTTTAAAACTTAGAAAAGACATTTGCAACGATGAAATAGAGAATTGGGGAGCGGTTAGCGTCAACGATAAGGCTAGATTGGGTAAAAAGCACGACTTTTTATCACGTATCAAGCAAACAGATAATGTGGTCGATGAAATCAACGTGATCAATGAGAGGTTGCAAACTTTAAAAACAAGACAGAAAAAGATTCTTGATGTTATTGATAAATTTGAGGGATTAGAACACAAGATACTGAAATTAAGGTTTATTGAAGGGTATAAGTTAGCAGACATCGCTGAGTCTCTAGGATACTCTGAACAGTACATTAAAAACAAACATTCTGAGCTGATGAAAAGAATAGAGTTTAAAACGTCACATAAAAGTAAGGTACTTTAACGTTATTTACGATATTGACGAATTACATTATATTAATAGTGTGCAGAAATGTACGACGATGATTCTTTCGGTTTTGTTGATTCCCATACTCCTTTATTGATATTAAAAGAACGTTAAGGCGCCTGAGAGGCGTCTTTTGTGTGCTGATATGAGCTACATTGAATGTGGTTGATATGAGTGCATAACTCAAATAAAATACTCAAAACAAAATCATTAGGCGCTGCACATTGTGTGGCGTCTTTTTTGAAATATTATTAAGCAATTAGCGTGAGAGTGGTGATATATGAGATGAAGTTAAGCATAAAACAACAAAGGTTTGCAGATGAATACATTAAAAGTGGTAACGCAACGCAAGCGTATATTAAGGCAGGTTATTCTAAAAACAAAGCAAATACCAACGCAACGAAGCTACTACAAAATACTACAATAAAGCAGTACATTAAAGAGCGTATCGAGCAGGCTCAAGTAGAAAGCCTAATGAGTATAACGGAAGCTTTAGCATTATCCGCATCAATTGCGCGAGGAGAACCACAGACAGCTTATACGAAGCGATATGACCATCTAAGTGGTAAAGTAGATAAAGAAGTGACTTACACTATCACGCCTAATGTAGAAGAGCGACAGCGGTCAATAGACCATATCTTAAAAGTACATGGTGCTTTCATTGATAAAAAAGAAATTACACAAAAAAATATAGAAATAAACATTGGTGATTACGATGACGAAAGTTAGTTTGAACTTTAAGCAGCCGTCAAAAGTGTTCAACAAAAATATATTCGAAATACTGTTCAATTACGATTACTTTACTGAAGTCCATTATGGTGGCGGTTCAAGTGGTAAATCACATGGCGTTATTCAAAAAGTTGTACTGAAAGCTTTGAAAGACTGGGAATATCCAAGACGTATTTTGTGGCTGAGAAAAGTGCAGTCGACAATCAAAGACAGTTTGTTTGAAGATGTGAAAGAATGTTTAATCAATTATGGTATCTGGGACATGTGCCTATGGAATAAGACAGATAACAAAGTCGAACTTCCAAATGGCGCAGTTTTTTTGTTTAAGGGATTAGATAACCCAGAAAAAATCAAATCGATAAAAGGAGTGTCAGATATCGTTATGGAAGAAGCATCTGAGTTTACGTTAAATGATTACACACAGCTGACTTTACGTTTGAGAGAGCGTAAACACAAACTGAAACAAATCTTTTTAATGTTCAACCCTGTGTCTAAGTTGAATTGGGTATATAAATATTTTTTTGAACATGGTAAACCGATGAAAGGCGTATTGATTAGACAATCGAGTTACAAAGACAATAAGTTTTTAGACGATATGACACGTGAAAATTTAGAGATGCTAGCAACACGGAATCCGGCATATTACAAAATATATGCGTTAGGCGAATTCGCAACACTTGATAAGTTGGTGTTCCCTAAGTATGAAAAGCGAATAATTAGCGATAAAGAAGTAGGTCATTTACCTTCGTATTTCGGTTTAGACTTTGGATATGTCAATGATCCTAGCGCTTTTATTCACGTGAAAATAGACAGCGATAACAAAAAGCTTTATGTCATGTCGGAATATGTTAAAAAAGGGATGCTAAATAACGAGATTGCACAAGTTATCAATGACTTAGGTTACTCGAAAGAAAAAATAACGGCTGATTCGGCTGAACAAAAAAGCATTATGGAAATCAAAGCAAACGGTATAGATAGAATTGTGCCTGCCATGAAAGGGAAAGACAGCGTTATGGCAGGCATTCAATTTATTAGTCAATTTGATATTGTTATCGATGAACGTTGTTATAAGACGATTGAGGAATTTGATAATTATACTTGGAAAAAAGACAAAAATACCGATGAATATTACAACGAACCCGTTGACACTTATAATCACTGCATTGATGCATTAAGATACGCAGTTGAAGCATTAACCATACAGAAAAAGCATCAGAAAAAAGACAAAAATACATTACGTAAGATTAAAAGCTTATTTTAAGGAGGCTATCAATGACTGTATATACAATCAATAACATTAATACTAAGTTTTCACCTCTTGCAAACGATGATTTTGTTGTCAGCGATTTAGTAGAATTATTAAAAGAGGAAAACCTCAGAAACTTCATAAGCAGACATCAAGTTGAACAAGTACCACGTTTAGAAATGCTAGAAGCCTATTACTTGAACAGAAACACCGACATTCTAGCTGGTGAACGTCGATTGCAAAAATATGGGGACAAGGCTGACCACAGAGCAGTACATAATTACGCGAAGTACGTGTCACGTTTTATCGTTGGTTATCTCACAGGAAACCCTATAACAATTACACATCAGGACAATCAAACGAACGACAAAATCATTGAGCTGAACGATTTGAATGACGCTGATGAGGTTAACAGTGATTTAGCGTTGAATTTGTCTATTTATGGACGCGCTTATGAGATTGTATATCGTGATTTTGAAGATAAAGACACATTCAAAGTGTTAGATCCTAAAAGCACTTTCGTAGTATATGACCAAACGTTAGATAAAAAAGTTGTTGCAGGTGTAAGGTACTTTGAAAAGCAAGATAAGGACAAAGTACCAGTTCAGCATGTCGAAGTTTATACGACAGATAGAATTTACTATATCGAAATTAAAGGTGGTACATATCACCGTGTGGAAGAAGTGGAACATTACTACAACGATGTACCTATCATTGAATACCTCAACGATCAATTTAAACAAGGTGACTTTGAGAATGTTATTACTTTGATAGACTTATACGATAGTGCGCAGTCTGATACAGCTAACTACATGACTGATTTAAACGATGCTATGCTTGCTATTATCGGTAACGTAGATTTAGACAGTGAAGATGCTAAAGCGTTTAGAGATGCGAATATGATTCATCTAGAGCCTGGTACAAATGCAAATGGCTCAGAAGGCAAGGCAGAAGTTAAGTATGTTTATAAGCAATATGATGTTGCAGGTGTTGAAGCGTATAAAAAGCGATTGCAAAACGACATTCACAAGTATACAAATACGCCTGATTTGAATGACGAACAGTTTAGTGGTGTTCAATCCGGAGAAGCTATGAAATACAAGCTATTCGGTCTTGAACAAGTCAGAGCGATTAAAGAGCGATTGTTTAAAAAAGGATTGATGAAGCGGTATAAGTTGTTATTGAACAATGTTAATTTGACGGGATTAAAGCAACATAATTACGCAGATCTAACAATTACCTTTACACCTAACTTACCCAAGTCAATGATGGAATCTATCAATGCGTTTAACGCGCTTAGTGGTGGTGTATCTGAAAGCACACGTTTGAGCTTGTTAGACTTTATCGATAATCCTAAAGAAGAACTCGATAAGATGCACGAAGAAGAAGCGCAACGAGAGAAGCAAGCGGATAAGCGAGGATATGGTGAAGCTTTTGAAAATCATGCGAATGTAGATGATTCTAATGTCTGATTCACTCGATTACTGGTTAGAGCGTGCGCAAAATACTATAAACAGTGAATTGATAGAAGATGCAAAGGCAGCGGCTGAATTACAACGTATAGTCACATTGATGTATGCTGAGATTGCAAAGGAACTACTTGCATTTTACGCTAAATATGCGACCGCTGAAGGACTTACGATTGCCGAAGCTAAGAAGATAGTTGATGAATTTGATGTCGTTGCTTTTCAGAATAAAGCTAAAGCGTTGGTTAAAAACAAGGACTTTAGCAAAGAAACAAATAAGCAACTTAAAAAGTACAATACTAAGATGTATGTATCGCGCGAGAAGTTGTTAAAGCAGAATCTTGATTTGTTAGTGACCGAAGCAAGTATCAAAGTAGAAAACCACATAGAAAAGTCGTTGGTTAAAGCTATTGATAGAGAAGTAGAGCGGCAATCAGGCATTTTAGGTACTGACATCAATGTTACTGACAAGAAGATTAAGGCAGTTGTTAATAGTAACTTCAAAGGTGTTACATGGTCAGAACGCTTGTGGGACGATATGGATCTAGTGCGCAAGGAAGTCGAACGAGTTGCAACAAATGTTGTTAACAGAGGTCGACACCCGAACGAATACGTTGCTGACTTCAAAAAGAAAACAGGTGCTACAACACATGATGCTAAACGTTTACTTGTTACTGAATCAGCACGTGTGCAAACGGAAGCACAAAAGCTGTCATACCTTGAAACGCTCGGCGAAGATGGTGAATATGAATTTGTTGCGAAACGTGATGAAAAGACATCTAAAGTGTGTCGTCATCATGATAAGAAAGTATACAAAGTCAAGGACATGACACCAGGTGTTAACGCTCCTCCTATGCATCCACATTGTAGAAGTACGACGATACCACATATAGGTAACTGGCGTGATGATTTCTTTAAGAAGCGGAAGGGTAAGTATAAGTTAGACGAAGAGGAAACGACACAACTTTTAGCTAAAAAAGAAATGACGGATGCCATTGATAGTGGTAAAATAAAAGTTGAATTAAACCCTAATAAACAGAATAGACATCAGTTAGGTCATCAATTGTATGAAGATTATAAGAAAAAGAATTTACAAAAAGGTAAGGAAATACCTAGTTACACTATATTAGAAAATAAACAATTAGATTCGTTGTTATCACAAAAAATTGGGAAGGGTCGCTTATTAACTAAGCGTAACGGAGAATGGAAAAACAAGGAAGTCATTGATTTTGGTGAAATCATCGGAAATGACTATATGGATGGCGAATGGAAAGAAACGAAATTTGGAACTGTGCATTATTCAAAAACAGGAACGCACATCATACCAAACGGAAAGGAAGACAAATGATGAAGTTGTGGACTTATGTCGGCAAAAAGGTATCAATAGAATTTATTGACGGTCAGCGATTAACAGGAAAAGTTACGAACTATGATGACGAAATAGATAACGAAAGCGGAGAAGACTCTATTCACTTTGAATATGGCAATTCACTATATGATATCGATGAAAGCGAAATAAAATCAATTGAAATTTTAGATTAAGCACCTAACCGATAATAATGGTTGAGGTGCTATTTTTATACGCATTTTTAAGCTACTGTGCTGCAGTGGCTTTTTTTATTGCCCAAAACGTGCTCACGGCGTTAAAAGGTGCATGGATAGCAGTCGACAGACTTAAAATGGAGGTATATCTCATGGAAGAAAATAAACTTAAGTTTAATTTACAGTTCTTTTCGGAAGAGGAAGCGGACGACGAAGGTGCTAACAAAAATACTGAAAATGAAGAACAGAACAAAAAAGATGAAGTAACTTTCACAGCCGAGCAACAAAAGAAAGTCGATGAAATCATTGAACGTCGTGTGGCTCAAGAGAAGAAAAAAGCTGATGAGTATGCGAAAGAAAAGGCCGAAGAAGCTGCTAAATTAGCAAAAATGAACAAGGATCAAAAGGCCGAATATGAACGCGAAAAGCTAGAAGCAGAATTGAAGCAATTGCGCGCTGAAAAGGCTATGAATGAGATGCGTTCAGAAGCCCGTGTGATGTTCAAAAACAAGGAAATCGACGTAAGTGATGAGTTACTAGACATTGTTGTGTCTGATAGCGCTGAAACGACAAAAAACAACGTTGACAACCTTACAAAGATTCTTGATGAAATGGTTCAAAAGAAAGTGCAAGAAACATTACGACAAAATTCGCCTAAATCTTTCAGTAAGAGCGGATTAAGTCGAGATGAAATCCTTGCGATTAAAGACGATAGCGAACGACAAAGTGCTATCGCACAAAACATGCACTTATTTAACTAAAAAACGGAGGTAATTTTATGCCAGCAGAAAACAATTTAATCAATGTGGAAGCATTAGGAAAGGCAAAGTCTATTGATTTTGCTAATAAGTTAGGTGTGGGATTAACCAAATTATTTGAAGCTTTAGCGATTCAAAACAAAATCCCTATGAACGTAGGTTCAGCACTTAAACAATATCGATTCAAAGTAGAAGATTCTGAAAAACCAAACGGAGATGTAGCAGAAGGTGACGTAATTCCTTTAACAAAAGTAACTCGTGAACAAGTTGATATTACTGAATTACAGTTTGCTAAATACCGAAAATCAACGTCAGCCGAAGCGATTCAAGCGCACGGTTACGACTTAGCAATCAATCAAACTGATAACGAAATGATTAAGTACGTTCAGAAAAAGTTCCGTGCTAAATTTTTTGGAACGCTAAAATCAGCAATTGAAAATGAAGAACGTACAAACAAAGCAAAGTTAAGCGCTAAAAACTTACAAGGTGCTTTATCTAAAGGACGTGCAAACTTGTCTGTATTATTAGACGACGAGATTACACCTATCGCTTTCGTTAATCCAAATGATACGGCCGAGTATTTAGCAAATGGTTTTATTAACTCAACAGGTGCGCAATTCGGTGTGAACCTCTTAACACCTTATGTAGGCGTTAAAATTGTAGAGTTTGCAGACGTGCCACAAGGCGAAGTGTGGATGACAGTGGCTGAAAACTTAAACGTGGCATATGCTAATCCACGCGGTGAGTTAGCACGTGCATTTGCTTTTTCAACTGATGCGACTGGTTTCGTTGGTGTGTTACATGACATTCAACCACAACGTTTAACATCAGACACTATTTATGCATCCGCTATCTCAATGTTCCCAGAAAACATCGACGCGGTTATTAAAGTAACTATCAAAGCAGACGAAGTGAGTAATTTACCCTCGTAAACCCCAAAAAATCGAAATCACACCGAACGCAAAATCGGTAAATATTTCGGTTGAATAGGGGATTTCAAAATTGAGTAGGAGGTATTTAAATGACCAGAAAACTAAAGTTATACAGCAATGATGAAGTTGTTGCATCTGCAGAGGGAGATGGACGTGTTAACGTAAGTCTTTCAGGCTTAGAGCCTGCAACAACTTATCCTAAAGGTAAATACAAAGTTGCTTTTGAGGAAAATGGTAAAGAATCAGAAAAAGTTGATGTACCTGAATTTACTACAAATTCAATTCTAATCACAAGCATTAGTTTTGTTCCTGAAAGTAAAACGATTAGCAATGGTACAAATGAACAATTAGAACCTAATATATCGCCATCCACAGCAACTGATAAATCGTTAAGTTATGCATCTAATGCACCTGAAACCGTATCTGTTGATGAAAACACAGGAGTGATTAATGCATTACAAACTGGTGAAGCGGTAATTACAGCGACGACAAAAGATGGTAGTAATAAAACAGCACAAATCACTATTACAGTTGAATAGTGGTGATTAAGATGAGTTACTTAGACGACGTTAAAAGTCGTATAGGATTGAATGATAGCGAGCAAGATAAACAGCTAAATTCTATCATCGACAATGTTGCTGCTGAATTGTTATCGAGATTGCCGGTAGACACAATTAGCATTCCTGACAGGTTACGATTTATAGTCGTTGAAGTTTCAACAAAACGGTACAATCGTATCGGTGCAGAAGGTATGTCTACAGATTCGCAAGACGGTCGTAGTAATAGTTTTGAGCGTAATGATTTTGAAGAATATCAAGGTATTATTGATGCTTTGTATCCTAAGCTTGATTCAAGTGAGCGAGGGAGCGTGAATTTCTATTGAGGTATTCAGAACGAGTCGACCTTGTCGTTGAAGAGCGAAGTAAATATAATCCTTTGACCAAAAAGAAAGAAGCCACTTACAAAACATATACAAAAATACCGTGTAATGTTAATAGATTGTCGAGAGAGCGTACTCAGCTCGAATTTGGCGAAATGGCTAAAGATGTATCGGTAGTGCGTTTGCCTAAACAATTAAAATTCGAACCAACACACGTCTTGTTAAAAGGCAGAAAATACAAAGTCATGGATATCCGTGTGTACGATCATAGCACTTCACTTTTTATAAGCGAGGTGCTTTTTTAATGCAATCTAGAGGGTTTAAGGGTTTAATGAGTCACCTAGAAGAAATGTACGATGACATAGATGATGATGTTGATGAGATTCTAAAAAACAATGCTATTGAAGGTATTGGAATTGCAGTATCTAATGCTAAAAAAGTGATGAATAAGGGTTATTGGACTGGTAATCTAGCTAGGTCAATAGAAGTAAAAAAAGTGGGAGAACTACACTATCGTGTTATTTCTACCGCCCATTACAGCGGCTTCCTTGAATTTGGTACACGATACATGGAAGCGGCACCATTTATGTTTCCAACTTATCAAACATTGAAAAAATCAACGCTTGAAGATTTAAGACGGTTGTTGAATGGTTAGCGAGGTGTTACATGTTAAAATCCACAGCGCAACAAGCTTTGTTTGACTATATTTATTCTGCTTTAGAGGGATACGGATTTGATGTTATCGATTTTAAAGAATTGAACACTCAAATCTCATATCCCTTTTTTGTTGTTAGAAATGTAGATATAAATAAAACTAAGTACAATATGGATAATTTCGGCGGTGAATTAACCGCCACAATTGACTTTTGGACTTATGCAGACGATAGAGGACGACATGACAGTATTGTGTATTCGGTCGATACTGAGTTCTCTAATATCGACAGCGTAGAAGGTTATCAACTAATGATTGATGACATGGATATTAAGACATTAAATGATGTAGAAAATAGCGATAGGCAACTACTACACACAGTGTTTATCGCTAATTACAAATTATTTTAAATAGGAGGTCATAATGAATGGCTAAAAAAGACAGTAAAGACAGATTGTTTTTATTCCGAATTGCCGGTCAAAAAGTGGATGCTAAAAAGATGATGTTTTTAACTGAGTATAGTGTGTCACTTGAAGCGGATTCTGAAAATGAAGATACGATGGATGATTCTTATTCGACTGGTGGATCACTTGAAAATACCATCTCGGCTACAGCTAAAATGGACTATCGTGACAGTTTTGCTGATGAAGTTGAGGATGCAGTACGTGATGGTATCATTTATGAAGCGTGGGAAATTGAAAGCAAAGTAGAAGGTAAAGGCGAAAACGAAGGTAAGTTCAAAGCGAAATATTATCAAGGTAAATTCAAGAAGTTTGAGTCTAAAGGAGAAGTCAAAGGCGTTGACGAATACGAAACAGAATTTAATGTTTTCGGTAAATATCAACGTGGATTTGCGACAATTCCTGAAACGATTAAAACGAAACTTGAACTCGCAGGATATCGATTCCACAACACGACTAAAGACGACCCTGCAACAGAAATTACGCAAAACATTCCACAACCTACAGTCGATACTGAGGATATGGAAGATTCAAGTGGCGACATGGTGTCAGGCGTTGCTAAACCAACGAATGTGCAAGCGGTACCTAACGCGAAATCAGTTAGCATCTCTGCGGAATAATTAACGGGCTTAATTGCCCGTTTTTTTGTACTTAAATTTAAATTATGGAGGCTTTTTAAATGGTTACAGTAAAAAATGGAAAACACGAATTAGAATTGAAGTTTGGATTAGGTCAATTAACATCTATCGATAAAGCATTAGGATTGAATGTTGAAAAGGTTAATCTAGGCGAGGGCTTATCAATGCTAATCCCTAAGTTAGAAAGCGGAAACATTATTGGCTTAGCTAAAATTGTTAATGCTGCAACGTTAGGGCAAAAAGGACGTCCGAAAACAGATGAAGAGCTTGAAGAAGTATTAATCAATGCGCGTGATGAATATGGTTCGTTCAAGAAGTTCGGTCAAGCTATCATTGATGTTTTGGGGGAGCGACCATTGACCCGCGACCTAGTACAGGATCACCTGAAAGACGAAGAAGCGGAGACAGTGACGGAAGAATAATAACATACAGCAGAATTGTAATCGCGTGCATGTCAGATTTAAAAATGACCAGTTTAAAACAAATCAATGAAATGACTTTGACTGAGTTTAACTATCGCATGTATGCATTACGATTTGATGTTTTGAAAGAAGAATATGAGCGTTACAAGTTAGCGTTTGCGATACGTGATGCAGCTGCAACAAAGAATGAAGGGACCGAAAAGGAACCGAAAGAAGTATACAGGTTCAAAAGTCCAAATGACATATTGGATTATGAGGTTAATTACAATCGATTGCTTGATGGTAAAGAGATTGTGTTTACAGATGAACTTGAAGAAGTGGAACCTGAAAATAACAATTTCTTCAAAGCCATAGCAGAGATTAACAACAGTATTAAATAGCGAGGAGGTGCAATGATTGTCTAACAAAGATTATACTGTTTCAGCGGATTTAAAAGCGAATACAGGTAAGTTTAAAAAAGCTATCAAAACGGCTATTCAAACGTTACAACGGTATGAAAAAACAATAGCTAGGATTAAAGATGTTGAATTGAAAGCTGATGACAAGCTAATTAAAGAAAAAGTTAAACAAGCGGAATTAGCTTTGGAAAGAATTGACGGCAAAAAAGCAAATGCCACAATAGACGCAAGCACAAAAATAGCTGAAACTAAACTAAAAAATTATGAAAAAGCCTTACAATTTTTAGATAATAAATCAGTTAAAACAGCTATCGATTTGCAAGATAGACTTTTTGTATCCAAATTCAATAAAACAAAAGCTGAAATCAACAAATTAGACGGTAAAACAGTCAATACAGAATTAGAAGTTAAAAACAGTGTTGCTAATAACAAGATTAGACTATTTAAAGCGTTGCTACGAAGCATACCGAATCGAAGAAAAGTTCGAGTCGATGTAGATGGAAAAGGTTCAAAAAATCCTTTTTCTAAAATGTTAGATTACCTCAACAAACAAAGTGATGAATTCGTAGCGCATATGGATCGTATCGCTAAATCAATCCGAACATTTGGGACTATTGGCGCTAATATGATTAAAGGCACGTTGTTGTCATCGTTTAGTGCGTTGATTCCAATAATTGCAAGCTTAGTGCCAGCGATTATGGCGGTTGGTAACGCTTTGGCTGTTGTCGGTGGCGGTGCTATCGGTTTAGCGGGCTCTTTTGCTATTGCAGGGGCTGGCGTAGTTGGATTTGGTGCGATGGCTATATCTGCAATTAAAATGCTTGAAGCTGGAACATTGCAAGCAAGTGCTGCAACTTATGCATACAAGCGTAGTCTTGAAGGTGTAACAAGTGAGTGGCAGAAAATCATTAGATTGAATGCTGATTCGATTTTTGGCGCTTTATCATCAGCTTTGAACGGTGTACAAACCACTTTAAAAAACTTAAGTCCTTTCTTGAAGGGTGTTTCCGAAGCGGTTAATAATAGCGCGCAAAGTTTTGAAAAATGGGTAACATCATCTAGCACAGCTAAAAAAGCTTTTGAAACGATGAACACATCAGGCGTTAAAGTCTTTTCTAGCTTACTAAGTGCAGCAGGACGTTTTGGTGATGGACTTGTTAACATATTAACTCAATTTGCGCCATTATTTGAGTTTGTGGCTAATGGTTTGAACAACATGGGCGCATCCTTTCAAAAGTGGGCAAATAAAGTATCGACGCAGCAAGGTATTCAAAAATTTATTGATTACGTAAAAGTGAATTTACCAATTATCGGTAAGATTTTCGGCGATACATTCTTAGGTATCTTCAATTTGTTTAAAGCTTTCGGCTCAAATTCGCAAACTATCTTTGAAGCGTTAGCACAAATGGCTAGTAAGTTCCGTGCATGGTCGGAGCAAGTTGCTCAGTCAGATGGATTTAAAAAGTTTATCGACTATGTTCAACAAAATGGCCCGACAATCATGAGCTTGATTGGCAACATCATAATGGTGTTGGTTAATTTTGGTACAGCGATGGCACCTATTGCGAGCGTTGTACTGAATGTTGTCAATGCAATTGCCGGTTTTGTTGCAAAATTATTCGAGACGCATCCAATCGTTGCTCAAATCATTGGTTTAGCAATTACATTTGGTGGTGTCTTAATGACTTGGTATCCTGTTTTATCGGGCATTGTTTCGTATTTAGCTCCTTTAATATCAAAATTAGGGTTCTTAAGAGGCGTATTGCCATTATTAGGTAAAGCGTTTTCTTTATTAAGCGGTCCTATTGGTTTAGTAGCAAGGTTATTACCGTTGCTTGGTGCTGCAATCGGGTTTTTAACTTCTCCAATCGGATTAGTTATCGGTGCAATTATCGCATTAATTGCGATTTTCGTTATTTTGTGGAACAAAAACGAGGCCTTTAGAAATTTCATCATCAATTTATGGAATTCAATTAAAGATTTCTTTATAAATCTGTGGACAACTTTAGCAACGATAGCATCTGTTTTATGGCAATTATTACTTACAACAATCGTGAATATTGTTATAAGTATACAAACGTGGTTAACGACAACATGGCAAAATATACTAACGTTTTTATCAACTTTATGGAATACGTTAATCGTGATTGCAACAACGATTTGGAATTTGCTTGTGACTGTTATTGTAACTGTTATCACTACGATACTAACTATTCAACAAACGGTATGGAATGCGATTTTAAGCTTTTTACAAACGATATGGAACACCGTTGTTTCGGTAGCAACAACTGTTTGGAACACATTAGTAACTGTTATCACAACTGTTTTAAATGCTATAAATTCATTTGTAACAACAATTTGGAATGCTATATACAGTTTCTTCGCTTCAATTTTAAGTAGAATCTCATCTACTGTAAGTCAAAAATTTAGTGAAGTTTATAGATGGATTTCAACAAAAATTCAACAAGCGTATAGCATTTTAAGCTCTATTTTATCGAACATGTGGTCGGTCGTATCAAGTAAATTCAGTCAAATTGTGTCTACTGTAATTTCAAAAATGGTAGAATTTTACAATGCCATTAAACAAAAAGTACAGGATTCGCTTAATGCGGTAGTCAATTTTGTTGGTGAATTTATGGACGCTGGTAGGAATCTCATAATGGGATTAGTTAACGGAGTGAAAAATGCAGCAGGTGCCTTAATTGACGCGGTAACTGGCGCAGTTAGTGGTGCTATTGATAAAGCGAAATCTTTATTAGGTATCAAATCGCCTTCACGTGTCTTTAAGCAGATTGGTGTGTACACAATGCAAGGTTTAGGAATTGGTGTTGATCAAGAGGGACAAAATGCAGTTGGTAGCGTTGTCGACGTCGCTAGACAATTAACGAAAGCGTTTAATCCAGTTTTAAGTTTGCCTAGCATATCTGATGCTACAAGTGGTTTAAATGGATTATCAGGATTAAGTGCAAACCTCACAACACAAATCCAACACACACATTCGTTTGAAACTAGCCCTAGAATGAAAACGGTAAGAATTGAAATGAGATTAGACAATGATGCAATTTACGGCATTGTTAACGATAAACAGGCAGAAAAACATTCAATCTTTGAAATGTAGGAGGTATCATAAATGGACATTAAAATCACAAAACTAGATGGTACTTCCTACCATTTAGAAGATTATAAAATGATTGTTAAAGACGTAATTGTAGAAAGTATAGAAATGAAAGATGATTATCAAGATTACGAAGGCATGCACGGCAGGCATCTTGTAAGTAGTTTGTATCATTCACGTAAAATACATGTACCCGTGTTCTTTGTGGCTGATGACAATCTAGATTACGCAATACAACGTAATTTGCTGTATGAGCTAGTACAAGATGAAAAGCCGTTTTATATTCAAGAATTGCGTAGACACGACAAAGTAAACTATAAATTTAAAAACACTTTGGCAACTGATTATCAACAAGTAGATGATCATGGTATACCTATTTTTGACGATGATAATCATCAAGTGAACGCTAAAAGGTATCTCGTTAAACTGTCTAATGTGTTGACACCAGAACAAAAAAACAACATCGGTAATGTATCACTAGAATTTGTTACGACACATTTGCCGTTTGCTGAATCAGTTGAAACAAGTTTAGATTTGCACAAGCAACTAATCAATGGCTTTTGGGCGTCTGATGATGACATCGATTTTGATGACACTGCAAAACAAACGTATATTTTTAATAATGTTAAAGCGGGTCAAGTTTACTATCACGGTACAGTCCCTAACAAGCAATTTAACATGTACAAAAAGGTCAGAATAACAATAGGTAAAGCGACAAACGATTTTCAGTGGTCACTTTCAGGAAGTGACTTAATGCGTGTGAGTGGCGTTGAATTTAAGTCTGGTGATGTTTTAGAATATGACGGTTTAAGAATCACTAAAAACGGTCGCTCGGTTGTTAATGAATCTAATATTGCGTTACCGGTCTTCTTGCCTGGCTTTAACGAATTTAGATTTAACCAAAATGTAAAAAAAGCCGAATTTGATATGCGATTTTATAGTAAGTAGGTAGATAAAGAGATGATTAAATTACGTAATATATTAGGCGAAGCATATTTTCTGCAAGTACCAACAGAACTCACAGAGCGTATAAGTGGTGAAAGTCAGTTGACATTTAGCTTTTCAGAAAACGAAAGTAACAGAGAAATTGTAAATACGATTTCTAAAAAATGGCAAGTCACTAATGTTGGTGGTCAAAATGATGACAAAATCTATACGGTTGCTTTAGTTTCTAAAGAATCAAACTCATTAACAACAAGGGTAACTGTGCATTGCAAAGAAAAACAAATTGACGATTTAAAAGCAAAACGCATATACGACAATTTGACTGGTAGCTTTACCGCTGAACGTTTCTTTTCAACTGTTTTTAAAGGGACGGGATATAAATACAAATTAGATGCTAAAGTTAAAGCATTAAAATTTGAAAATGCGGGCGATGGTGACACTGTACTTGAGACCTTTCAAAAAGGTCTAGAACGCTATAACCTTGAATTTAAATATGTTCCAAAGACAAAAACATTTATCTTAACTAAAAAGGTCTTTCAAAAAGCAGACTATTTTATCGAAAACGGTACTAACGCTTTGAATTTTAAGTTAGAAGAAGATTCTTCTGAGTTTTATACTTACATTCGTGGTTACGGCAACTTTGATGATAATGTGAAATTTCAAGAAGCATCAATGCAACTTATCTACCAACATCCATTAGCCGATGATATAGGTATTTATGAAGCGCCCGCAATTATTGACGGCAGAATTAAAGATGAAGAGTTTTTACGTAACAAGATGATTAATACTGTTGATAACTCATTAAAAACATCTTTGACATTAGACTTTATCACATTACAAGAAGAATATGCTGAAGCGGTTCCTGTCGTGGGTGACCTCGTACCTGTTAAAGATGATATTATCGATGTTTTTGACTTTGTTAGGATTGTGGAAGTACAAACTAAACGAGATATTAACAATAAGATTTATGAGCAAAATGCAACACTCGGAGATTATAAAAAGCGCGATAGATATAATTCGAAAGTGAGTAATAGTGTTAGCCTTGCAAATAGCATCAGTGGTAGTTCTACAGACATAAGAGAGGCTAAAGATAAAATGAAAGGATTTGTGTCAGCAGCTAACAATGTGCTTGATATGGGTAACGCGTTAAGAGCTGATTCGAAAGGTATAAAGTCGATAAATAAGTTGTTGAATACTGTTTTTACACCTGACAAAGGCATAGCCATCAGTAACGACGGTGGAAAGACCTTTGTCACTGCACTTGATGGCGATGGGATAAATGTTGATGTTATACCGGTTGCGACGACAACAAAAAACGGTTTGATGTCGAAAGATGACAAAATAAAATTAGATAATTTGAATGGTGTAGGCTCGAGTAGACTTGGGTCTATTTTTTATAAGGAAGTGAAGTAATAAATGGCTGAAATTACTAAGGCAAGGACGTTAACATACGATGGCGAAGAGGTTTATGCTAGATCGCACATTGATGTTGTTGACGGTTTAGATAAATCAAAGTTACTAACTGACGAGCAAAAACAAAAACTAGAAAACTTTAATGCGGATGCAATTGATGTTGCAACGCCATCGAAAAATGGTTTGATGTCCGCGCAAGACAAAACTAAACTGGACAGCTTAAAACAGTTCAACCCTGATACACTCACAAATGCGACTACTCAAAAAGCGGGCTTAATGTCGGCAGAAGATAAACAAAAGCTTGATGAACTGAAAACGAATTCAAACGAGTATGACAAAGGGATAAGTGGCGGTAGCGCTTCAAATATTATTATAGAAAGCAATGTGAATCGATGGCCGAATAACACTCAAGTGGTTAATTTAAGTAAAAAAGTAAGTGAGTGCAAAAATGGTGTTATTTTAGTGTGGCGTTCTGATACAGAAGATGATTACTATCATTATCAGTATGTTCCGAAATACCACGTTTCAGCACATAGCACAACAAAAATTGTGCATTTAATCCCTACAAACTCAGCAAATGAGTTTTGTACAAAAACGGTTATTGTAAAAGATAACTCGATAACAGGTACAGCTGACAATCATAACAGAGCAACAAACGCTAATAAAGTACGATTGCATGAAATTTTAGAATATTAGGAGGTTTGAAAATGAAGTTAAAGTTATCAAACGTGTTTCGTGATTTCAAAAAAGATGTCGAAAGTAATTTTAAAGAAATTGATAAGTTACTGACTGAGTTACTCGACATCAAAAGTAAAACAAGTAATAAATATTTGGACAGTTTGATTGATACACTTTTTACTAAACGATATGATCAACTGCAAAAAGAAATCAGAGCTATTGTTTTACCTGAAATGTCCCCTCTTGCAATTACAGAGGATTATGAAAAGAGTTTAAGTGATTTAAAAGGGGAGCGACATACATCACTCAAATCACGATTAGATGCAGATTTAAATCAAATTAAAAGTCAATCTCAAAAGACTGCTAATGATGATAGATTTATCGTGACTGAAAACGGTACAATCTTTGCTGATTTTGTTAAAAAGTCAAAGACAATCAAAAGTGTTAAAAAAATTGGGATTATTGGTGATTCTGTCGCAAAAGGTAGTAAATCAAATAAAAACTTTGGTAAATACCTGTCTGAAAAGTTAGGTGCTACTGTACAGAATGAAGCGGTAAGCGGTGCGACTATGTCAACAGTCAAGGCTAATTCCATTTATGAACAAGCTTCAAAAATCAGAAATAAGGATTTAGTTATCATTCAAGGTACTGATGACGATTGGTTATACAACGGCTCGTCAGGTGTTCAAATTGGAACAAGTAAAACAAATGAAAAAACGTTTTACGGTGCGTTTTGTAAAACAGTTGAATTGATTAAATCTAACAATCCTAAAGCTAAGATTCTTGTGATGACTGCAACGCGTCAATTGCCGGTTAATGGCACGACAATTAGACGTAAAGACACCGATAAGAATAGTCTAGGGCTTGATTTAGAAGCGTATGTAAATGCGCAAGTGCTTGCGTGTTCAGAACTTAATGTACCGGTTTTTGATGCATACCACACAGACTTATTAGATCCATATAATCCTGCTTTCAGAGTTAAAAACATGGTTGATGGATTGCATCCGAACGAGCTCGGACACGAAGTAATTACACATGAACTGTTAAAAAATTACTACTATTTTTACGGATAAGAAAGAAGGTTAAATAATGGCAAATCAAGACTTATTTTACGATATTACTAAGCAAGGTACCTCACAAGAAAAGCAACAATACTTAGTCACGCGTGTTGGTGACGGCGGACTTAAAACTGTAACAATCACAGTGTGGTCGAATGGTACACCTTACAATCTTCATGGTCTTACACCTGTTTTCGAAGGCGTTAAACCAGATGGCGAAAAAATTATCGACACACGCGGTGCTATCGTATTAGATCCTGTAAATGGTGTATTTAGATATACATTCCCACATCAAGCTAGTACAGCAGAGGGTGAATACAGACAAGCCTTTTTCAAATTAAAGCGTGGCGAGCAAACAGATTCGACACTTGAAGTCAAAATTACGGTACTTAAAAATATGGTTGAATTTGGGATTAATTCAGAATCATACTTTACCGAATACCAACAAAAAATTGCTGAATTAGAAGAAAAAATCAATACGTATTTAGAAGAATTGAAAACGAAGGCTGCAGGCACAGAAGCGCAAGTAGAAGCAAATGCCACTTTAGCAAAAGCGTTAAAACAGCAACTAGATTTGATTCAATCCATCGCGAATGAGCGTGAATTACTAACAAAAGGTGAATTTAACGAGGCGCTCAATACTGTTAATAATAATGTTGATGCAATTAGTTCAAAAATCGATACTTTAAAACGAGAAACTACGGAAGAATTAGAGCGTATTAAAGATGAAGTGACTGGAGTTAAAACGGGTGTGCTTGATGATGTTGCTAATATTACAAAATCGGGTGTGTACTACTTTAACAGTACAACGCAAAATGTGCCAACTCGCAATTCCAACAACGCTAACGGCTATATCGAAGCGGTTATGAAAGACGCGGATAATGGCATGATGACTATGCTCGGTGCAGGGTATTCTATTGAAAAATATAAAGGTAAACTACACGGTCGTTGGGTAACTTCGGTACCGGTTAAGTTGTGGTCAGGTAAGCTGACTAAAGGACAAACCGCTACATTGAACGGCAATTGTCATGATTTTGGTAAATTGATGATTGAAGTAGCATATACAACTAATAGATTTGCGGTTGAGTGGGTAAATATTCCTAACAACGGTAGTACTATTTATATGAATAACATCGGAATGCGTAGTTCTGATGGCGGATATAAAAATGGTCATTTGGATGAAGTTGTAATCCAAATTAAAGATGATACGCACATCCTTTTAAAAGAGACTTTGAAAGCAACTGGAGATGAAAAAGCGGTCGATTCGGACGCGTATATTTCCGCTATCTACGGCATTTATTAAGATTGCTCGAAATCTATTAAGGCGGTGTTTGTTTGGATGAGATAAAGAAAATTAAACAAGAAATTGCTGATTTAACTGAACGTGTTGATAGTATAGAGCAGACAGCAAACGAAGCGGCCTCACATGTTGTTAGTCTGCGAAAGGAATACAGGAATGGTCATCAAGAATTACAAGAATCACACAAGGAACTCAAAGACAAACAAGAAAAAGTTGTTAATGAAAACTTTGAACAAACTAAAATTTTGAATCGTATTGAAGAGCGCTATCAAACGCAAGTCGAAGTTGCTCAAAACAACGAGGGTAAGACGCTAGCTTTGAATAAGTGGCTCGTTGGTGCTATTTGGGCGTTGGTAACAATCGTTATGATTGTTGTTATTACAGCGTCTATCAATGCGTTAATTCCTTAAGGAGGTGTTTATATGAGTTGGGCTAATTGGCTAGCATGTTACTTATATGGACGCAAATGTAAATAATTTTTGTAAGTCGACACTTTATGTGTCGGCTTATTTTTTGAAAGTGAAGTGATGTCATGGCGCTGCCTAAAACGGGTAAACCAACGGCAAAACAGGTGGCTGATTGGGCGATAAGTTTAATTGGTAGTGGTGTTGATGTTGATGGTTATTACGGTCGCCAGTGTTGGGATTTATCGAACTATATTTTTAATCGTTATTGGGGTTTTAAGACACCAGGTAACGCGCGTGATATGGCGTGGTATCGCTATCCAGCGGGTTTTAAAATTTATAGAAAAACATCTAGCTTTATTCCTAAACCAGGTGACATAGCTATATGGACAGGTGGTAACTACAATTGGAATACTTGGGGTCACACGGGTATTGTTGTCGGCCCATCAACCAAAGACTATTTTTATAGTGTAGATCAAAACTGGAATAACGCTAACTCATACGTCGGTAGTCCTGCAGCAAAGATAAAGCATAGTTATTTTGGTGTAACTCATTTTGTTAGACCTGCATACAAATCGGAACCTAAGCCCACACCTATACCACCAGAAAATAAGCCTATACCGAAAGACCCTGAGCCGACAAAGAAACCCGAATCAAACAAACCAATATATAAAGTAGTGACAAAAATCTTGTTTACTACTGCGCGTATAGAGCTAGTAAAAGCAAATCGCTTTGTACACTACATCACCAAATCAGATAACCACAATAATAAACCTAATAAAATTGTTATCAAAAACGCAAACACAGCATTGTCTACAAATGACATTTACAAGTATCGAGAAGATTTAAACGAAGATGAAATTCCTCACTTTTTCGTCGATAGATTAAATGTGTGGGCGTGTAGACCTATTGAGGAAAGCGTACAGGGTTATAACAATGCAATAGTTTTATCCATTACAGAAGCGAGAACTGCAGTGAGTGATAATTTTAAGATGAACGAAATCGAATGCTTATCGTTAGCTAAGCTATTATTAGAGGCTAACGGTAAAAAGATGAACACAAGCTCTATTGTTATCGATAAAAGCTCTTGGAGAACGTTCAAATTGCACACTGGTAAAGATTCTTTGAAGTCTAGTAGTTTTACTTCTAAAGACTATCAAAAGGCTGTCAACGAGCTGATTAAGCTATTTAACGACAAAGATAAGTTATTGAACAATAAACCAAAAGACGTCGTAGAAAAAATAAGGATTAGAACAGTTGTTAAAGAAAATACAAAATTTGTGCCTAGTGAGTTAAAACCTAGCAATAACATTAAGGACAAGCAAGACAGTAAAATTGATAGAATCATTAGCAATTACAGCTTAAAACAAGCTTTAGATATTCAATTTAGACTTAATCCGAAGCCCCAAACTTCAAATGGTGTAACTTGGTATACAGCTAGTTTAAATCAAGCTAGGGCAGCGATGGACACTAACAAAATCTTTAACAACAACGTACAAGTTTATCAGTTTTTGAAGCTGAATCAATATCAAGGAATTTCAGTTGATAAGTTAAACAAGTTGCTTGTAGGTAAAGGGACTTTACAGAATCAAGGTCAAGCGTTTGCTGATGGTTGTAAAAAGTACGGCGTTAATGAAATCTATCTGATTGCACACGCATTTTTAGAAAGTGCTAATGGTACATCATTCTTTGCGAGTGGTAGAACCGGTGTATATAACTATTTCGGCATAGGTGCTTTTGACAACAATACAAATAACGCAATGGAATTCGCACGCAGTCATGGATGGACATCACCTGCTAAAGCGATTATTGGTGGTGCCGAATTTGTTGGAAAAGGATATTTCGATGTAGGTCAAAATACTTTGTATCGTATGCGTTGGAATCCGAAGAAACCAGGTACACATCAATATGCGACCGATATTAGTTGGGCTAAAGTTCAAGCAAAAATGATTAGTACAATGTATAAAGAAATAGGATTAAAAGGCGAATATTTTATATATGATCAATACAAAAAATAATTTACGGAGGTATTCAAATGATTAACTGGAAAATCAGAATAAAGCAAAAAACTTTTTGGGTGGCGATATTATCAGCCATCTTTTTATTTGCACAAAGTATCGCTAAAGTTTTTGGATACGACATTCAAGTTTATACAGAACAACTGACAGATACGTTAAACAGTGTTTTAGGGATTCTAGTCTTAATGGGTGTTATTCAAGACCCGACAACACAAGGAGTTAGCGATAGTCATCAAGCACTTAATTATGAAGAACCGAGACAAAAATATTGAGAGGTGAAAGACATGAAAACATATAGCGAAGCAAGAAGTCGTTTACGATGGTACGTGGGAAGATATATTGATTTTGATGGTTACTGGGCATACCAGTGCATGGACTTAGCTGTTGACTACATTTACTGGTTGCTCGACATCAGAATGTGGGGTAATGCTAAAGATGCGATTAACAACGACTTTAAAAATATGGCTACAATCTATGAAAATACACCTTCATTCGTCCCACAAGTAGGCGATGTGGCGGTGTTTAGAAACGGTATTTATAAGCAATACGGTCACATTGGCATCGTATACAACAGTGGTAACACAAACCAGTTCTTAATTTTAGAGCAAAATTTCGATGGCAATGCAAACACGCCCGCATCATTGAGATGGGACAATTACTATGGATGTACGCATTTTATCCGTCCTCATTACAAAAGCGAGAATACCACTTCTAAAATCGCTAATAAAATCAGTCCACCATCACATAAAGCGGCTGGAAATGCAGCTAGTAAGATTGTCAGTGGAAGTAGAGCGCCGTATAACCTCAAATGGTCAAAAGGTGCTTATTTTAATGCAAAAGTTGACGGTTTAGGTGCTACATCGGCAACACGGTATGGTGATAGCCGTGCAAATTATCGTTTTGACGTCGGACAAGCCGAATATGTACCAGGCACGTTAATTTATGTATTTGAAATCATTGATGGTTGGTGTCGTATCTATTGGAATAATCATAACGAATGGATCTGGCATGAAAGACTGATTGTTAAAGAAGTATTCTGATAACAAAAGTAAAATATGATATACTATGTATATCCACGACATGAAAGGGCGGTCATTGCGACTGCCCTGTTTTTTGTATTAAGAAAGTTAAACACAGTTTTATATAAGATAACGACCTTTAATCAACTCTGTACACTAATAAAGAGATACTTGCATAAATATCTTATTTTAACAAGTGAACAAACTTTGGATATAATTCTATTAACTTTTATCATGGAGTGGTATAATTTATTATAAATAAAGTTTTTTAGGAGGGTGATAAAAGTGATTGGATTAGAAAAACATATATTGTCAATCGCAACAGATATAGATAAACCTATTACAAACTTACAATTACAAAAAATCTGGTATTTCACTCTTGGATTTCTTATTAAAAAGGGTGATATAGAATTAGCTAAATCAGAGTTTGAAAATTCTAATTTAGAAGCTTGGCTATATGGTCCGGTAGTACCGAGATTTTACAATGAATACAAAGAATATAAGAGTATGCCAATACAAGATAAAGGTAGGAAGATAGATGAATTTAACAATGATACGATAAATAATTTTATCAAAAGGCTTATTAAAATCAACCCTTTTACTCTGGTAGATATAAGTCATCAACATGCTTTTTGGGCAGATAACAAAAATGAAATCGAAAGTTTAGGATATAAGCCGAGTTATGGATTTAAAGATATCGAGGAAGCATTTAAATGAGCGATAAGAATTATATAAATATAAATGACGTCAAAAAAAACTGGTATTTAGATTATAATAATCAAATGTCTACAATAGCTAACTTAATAAAAATTGAATATCGAAAATATTTGGCCAATCCAAAAACTTATGATGGGAAAGGTTTTGATTTTAAAAAATTTTTAGAGAGTTGTAGCGGGATGCAACCCCAATTAATTCCATATTCATCTCTAACAGAAATAATTTTTAAAAATGATATGAAAAAAGAATTATTGGAGAATGATGAGATAAATGAATCAACATTCGCCGAAATATTTGAAAGTCGATTTGAATTATTTATAGTAAAGTATTTCAATATTAGTGATGAGATTAGAGAATCTTGGAATAAAGATAGCTATTTGGATGAGGATAAATTACTATACTCGGATGATGATTCATATCAATTAAATTCTGAATTAATTGATGGATACAAAGACAAAATAATCATATGTTTTAAAATCATCGAACATATTAAATTAGCTATTTCTCAATAAGAAGGATTATACGTCAAACAAAAAAGTGAAATAAATGATCTGACCAA